TATTAAATGACTGCCAGGACGTTTAGTTAATTGTTCTACAACGTCAGGTAAGCCATTAACAAGGTCATTTACTTGACCTGGAAATTTCTTTTCATCTGGTTGTTGACTGATACCTAGCACATAGTTAGGTATCTTCTGGGTAACACTAGCCATTATCTTCTAAGCATTTGATAAGGTTTGTAAGGTTGATAAGCTGACTCATCTGGCCAACCAAAGAATGAATGATCACCTTGGTTGCATTCATATTCCATACATGCAGCTCTAGATTGTAGCTCGTATGTAGATAACATCTGTTGTAGTTGCTGGTTAGATACTAACTGTACAGCAGCTCGACCTGATGCTTTATAGATAATATATCTTTGGAAGCAAGTAGGGATATCCTCAAAGTTAAGGAGTCTTACTTTATTTACAAAGAAATGATCATCATCTGGGTATTCAAATGTATGATTTACTCTATCATATAATTTCCAAATACCATCAGAATCTTTTCGTCTTACAAAGTCACGGGTTCTATCCCACTCATCTGTATTATCTATACGAATAACATCTGATGCAATTATAATTTTATTATCACTAGCGTTAACGTTTTCTTTTATATGGTATTCAAGATTAAAAGTCCAACCCTCATTCTGGACATCTTGGTTTACCTCTTTCAGTATATTATATATGAAAGATATTTCAGGGTTATTAAAATCTATACCAGAGATGGGGGCTTGACCAATACTACCAAGAATTGCATTCACTGCGGATAGTTCGGTATCGATGGTTACAGTCGTGGTAGTCATAGTTAAGAATTATATAAAAAAAGGGGAACCGAAGTCCCCCATTGAGTTATGTGTATTGTCCAGCGACAACTGCACATGTGTCTACTACACCTGAGCTACCAACGGTAGAGTATGCTAGACGTAAATTTTTAGTTGTGGAGGCTACAGCTGAAGCTGAACCTGATCCACTTGTATCAGAAGGAGAGATACGTGTTTCTGTTCC